TGCAATGCCCTTGACAATTGTCCCGGCAGCGTGGCCTATCTTTTGAAATGATTCTGATGTTTTATTACTTGCTTCATCCGCTTTTGTGGATGTTTCCGCAAGTGCTTTGTTCGCCTGTTCGTTTTCAATTGCGATTGTGCCAAAGAGTTTGAATAACTCCATCTTGACCTTCCTTTCACACCTTGGAAGATCATCAGCCTGTTATTATCACTCGTTGAACAAATCGGCATAGATTGCCTTGATGCCTTCATCCGTCAAATCAACATCAGCGGTTTTCTTCCGCTTGTCTGTGCTGATTTTCAGGGCATCGGCTTTCCAGTCCCTGTAGGACTTTTCTGAATAGCTGTGACAATACATAATCCACAGCTTCATTTCTTCATCCTTTTCAACTTCTTCTTTCCTGCGTTCATATTCAGCTTCAAGGAATGAAGAAACAAATTTCCCAAACTGCCCCCGGTTGATATAACCGTTCATTAAGTCCATAGGACATGCATATCTGTGATATAACATGTCCATGAACTTCATTTCACCGATTAAAGCAATTTGGAAAACTCCTTGAAAAAATCCGCATTCTTTGCATCCTTCACAATATCCCAAATCATGCCGGGAGTAGTGCCGAATGCCATTTCAGGGATTTCATCAGCAGGAATGCCAGAAAGGTCAGACAGCAACGGATAAATCTTGTCAGGCATGGTGCTGACATTCTTCAGCACAGAAACCACAAGCTTGTAAACAACCATGCCGCCGATTTCGTTCACGGATTTTTCACCTGTGACCAACTGGACAAAGATTTCAGAAAGGTCATCAGGAAGAACTTCCGTGATAATGTCAAGCATAGGGAATAAATCCCTATCCTTCAGGCTACGCAATTCATACGGCTTGGCAACTGCCGCTGCTGCGTTCTTTTCTTCCGTCTTCTTATTACTCATTTATATTTTCATTCCTTTCTTAAATCTGCTTTATACATTTATGCTGCATCGGTTATCTCCTCAGGAGTGACAGGAGTCCAACCTTCCTGCTTGTGAATGAATATTGCATAAGGCAGCTTGGTAGTGCCGTACTCAATATCAGACATGCAAGCAAAGGTTCCCTTGAATACAGAATTGGTCTTGTTCTTTGCATCAGTGGTGAAGCCAGAAGTGCAAAGTGCCTGTTTGAACAGGATTATAATAGGTCTGCTGTCCATGAACTTCCCGTAATAGCCAAAGCCATCATAGAAATGACCTGCACGGATTTCAGAAGAAGTGATGACATCATACTTGCCATCAGTGCTTTCACCGACCTTGCCGATTGCCATCCTTGCCATCAGATCAGAAGTCAGTTCTGCAAAGGAAGTTTCTATCTGTGCAGTTTCGCCGACCTTGCGCTGAAGTTCCTTGACAGCAACAGTTTTTCCGTCAAGTTCAGGCTCAAAGAATTCAGGCGTGATGGTAAAAGTGCCGCCTTCCTGAGTTGCGCCGATAATAGCTGCCTTTATTTCCTCGGCAGTGGGCGCAACCTTTTCATTGTAAGCAACGCCCTGAAAATAAACACCTGCACCAAAGGGAATCTTTGCAGGAGTTCCAGTAGTTATACCGCTATTAGGCATATTAAGTCACCTTCCATTCCTTTACACTTAAATTGATTTGAATGCTTTTCAGTTCAGCATCCCCGGTGGGGACAATCAGTGCCTGGGCATAAAAAATAGCAACGGCTGAACCGCTGCTTGTTATGCCGACTTTGCCTGATGTCCTGTTGAAATGATTTTCTATCTTTTCTTTATCGGCTTCAAGGGCTTCCCATGAACCCCTTGAAAAGCCTGTCAACATGAATGTTGTTTCCTGAAGGCCGTCTTCTGTGTACGGCTCTATTTCGCTGTAGCTGCCAACCCAATAGGGATATTTAATGTTGCCATTGCTATCCCCGGCATATTCCCCAAAGCCGTATTCAAGGCCAAGGGATTTGACAGCTTTGCCTATGATGTTTATTACTGTTTTTGACATTATCCCAATCCTTCCTTGAACATCCGTTCAGCCAGTCTTTTGATTGCTGCCTTTTTACCGTCAAACGCCTTTTGCAGCATTCTGACAGGCTTTTTGCCTTTGGTGAAATACAGTTCTTGACCGTTCTTTAAAGTGATTTTTGGCATACGGCTTTTTGCCTTTGGTGACAGTTTATCAGCGGGAACATACCAACCGCCCTTTCTTCCGTTGCCTTTCAGGGCATATTCACCTGTCCCCAATTCTGTCCACAAGGCATTTTCCAAAGGGCTTCCAACTGTGACTTCAAGCTTGGATTCATCTGTTATGTGTTTGAAAGAACCTTTTAGCTGTCCAGAGTCAACCGCTCCTGCCGTGTCCAAATTGCGCTGAACTTGTGTTTCTATTTCCCCGGCAGCAGCTTCAAGGAAGGCAATTGCAGTGCTTTCAAGCGCATCTTTGACTTTAATAGAAAAGTCTTTAAATTGAACGCTCATAATCACTGCCCCCCGGTGTACTTCAGATAGAATTCAAGCTGCTTGTGCATTTCCATCGGATCATCAATCAGCAGGATGTCATACCGCTTGCCGTTTATAACCATTCGGCTGTTTTCAGCCTGTATGTTATCGGCAAGCGGCACATAATCCGCAATGAAGACATGTGTTGATTCCTGAATCTTTGCAAGAAAGGTTGAATGATTAGCGCCCCCGGCCTGAAGGTCAAGCCAACCTTTGACAGTCTGTGCATCAGTCCATGTTTTGACCTGTTCAAACAGTTCATTTGCTGTGACTGCGTATGTCTGTATGACTGCTGTGATATTGCCGTCAATGCCTTTCATATTCTCAACCCCTGTCCGAATCTTGCCTTCATGTAAGGCTTCAGAAAGCCCATCAAGGACTTCGGAAAGCCCATAGTGGAATTATCCCCATCCATGTTGAAATACGTCACAGAATGCCGGGAAAGCGTTTCAGAAGCAACGCCGATGCGGTCAGCGTTGTCAAGCTGCCACTTCAGCAGATTTGCAACACCCATCTTGACATCAGCAGGATAAACAACCTTTGTGATGATAACGCCAGATTCATCATACAGTTCTTCTTTAACAGTGATAACACCGTTTGAAGAAGTTCTGACATTGACAAGCCCTTCATTCAGTTCAGAATCGGTTATCTGCAAAGTGTCCCCGGCTTTGAAGGGATTTGCTGTCTCAACCATAAGCTGATGACCGCTTGCCATAGCAACGGCAACAGCCCTGAAAGCACGTTTCTGAAAGTTGTTATTTGTGTACCGCCTTATAGACAGCTCAAGTGCCTGAAGCTTTGCTTCAAGCACCTGATCTGTTTCCTCGGTGGTAATGAACTGCCGCAACTCGGCAACTGTCATTATCATCAGGCTTCGTCCTTTCTTATGCCTTAGTCTTCAGGATGACAACCTTGGATTCGTTGGTAAGGGCAGGCATACCGAAGGCAGTGCAGACAATATTGTCACCCACGCCAGGTTCACGCTCATGCTCAACCAGATTGCCACGCTTCAGGAAGTAGGTGACAGCAGGAAGGTCATCTTCAGTTTCAGCGTCATTATCAAGCTTGATAATAGGATTGAAATAAACGCCCTCTTCAAGCTTGACCTTATTGGACACAACAACATCACAACCTGCAATGCGACCGATAGCACCACTGGTCAGAAGTTCGCTGCCAAGCTTATCGGCGGCAAGGAAGTCAGAGTCTTTGCGGAGCTGAGTTTTCTGCTTACTGTGAATCAGGATAACCTTTCCGCTTTCCTGCTCCTCGCCGAACATATCAACGCCATCAACAACAGCAGTGTACTTGATGGCGGCAGTGGATGCATCGACAATGTTCTTACTGTCATACAGAACGGCAACACGGTCATTGTCAAGCTTCTCGGAGATAGAAAGCGCAATCTGATTGGTTGCGGTTCCCATAGGTTTGCCGTAACCAGAAAGCTGTGCTTCATCGGTCAGCATAACGCCCTTACCGATTTTCTTTATGCCGTACTGTGCAGTGGTGAATGCCATCTTAGTAACATCAATGGGCTGACCCTCTGCAAGGTCAACAGCTTCACCGATGTAACCCCATCTGG